TTTTTTGGCTCTTCCGTGGGCTCTTCTTGGAAATTTGAAGAAGATTCTTCATTTTCATCTTCGGGTTTCGGTGCAAGAATACCCTTATCAATCAATTTTTGGAATTCTTCTTCCGGAATAGCACCCAATTTAACCTTTGGTGGCTCGTTCTGTTCTGCCCACTCTTGGAAACCCTTCTCCTCGTCCTCGGAAATCACTGCTTCTTCCGTAGGTTTAGGGAGTTTGCTTGCTGCAAGTTCTTCAATTGAATTTAGAGGTTCCAGACCTTCGGCTCTTCTTGCTTGATTTTCTTTGAAGAGGTCTTGCATGGTGTATTCGCTGGTTTTTACTGGCTTGGGCATTGCAATATTGTGTTCGGGTTCTTTATTTGCGGGTTCCTCCGGACTTTCCATTGCCTCTTCTGCAGATTCACCAGCAGCTACCCTTTCCAGAATGGCTTGCAAATCTTCATCATCACTGAATTTGCCTTCTTTCTCTTCTTTTATTGCATCTTTTTTGGCTTGTTGTTCTTTATATTCAGCAAGTCTATCTTCCCTTACAGTCTGCCACCATTCGTTCCATTTTTCTTGTTCTTCCTCATCTTCTTCCAGAACAAAATTTTTTAAAACACCAAGATTTTCTTTTATAATTCCGGCTTTCTTTTCATATTCCTCATCAGAAAGTTCGGTGTTTTGTAAAAGGTTTCTTGCAAATTCTTCCGGTTCCATTTCCAGAAGAGTATTTATAGAATCTTTAATGTATTCCTGTATGTCTTCTTCATTCAGAAAACCCCGCACCGTTTCATCATCTACTTCTATCTCTCCATCATATACATTATCTAGATAATTCCACAGGAGAGTATTATCAGATAGATTAAATTCAATATCTTCTTCTTCCGGATCAAGGATTGAAAGTATTGATGAAGCAGTATCTATAACATTCACTTTGCCTTCTTCATCTATTAAGGCATTTCCACCATGGTAATCACTATTACCTATAGCATAATTGAAGATTACAGATTCAATTAATCCTTTTTCATCCACTTTATCAATGAATTCTTTATCATGGATAATATCTATGGGATATCCATTTATAAATTCATTCCTTAAAACTTCTCCCTCTTCTACTCCAAGTATATCTATAAGTTCTTCATTATCTATTTTGTTTAAAGAAATGATATTAGACCTTGGAATATTAAAAGAAAATTTATCAGAGAAGTTCTGGTGGAAGAATTTGGATACACCATATTCATTTCTCATTCTCTGTTGAGGATCAATGGCAAAATGTTCATGTTCTTGTTCGGATTTAAAGAAGGCACGGGAACCATCTTCATATGTAACTAATGCAGAAGGATTCACTCCACCAAATTCAAATCCCTGATTTCCTTTTGTCTTGGTGACTTTTGTAATCTGCTGATCAGGATCAAATTTCCAGTCTCCCTGATTTATTACATTCTTAATTTTGAAATCTTCATCCTTCTTCCAGATTCTTTGTGTTACATTATCATCCCTACCTTCGTGTCCATGAGGGCGTTCCCTGTCTTCCTGCACAAACCCAGGTCTAATTTTTAATTTGTCCTTTTTCGGAGATTTGGGAATATGGTAAACTCTTTGAGTAACACCATCGCTTCTGGTAATTTCTCCAACTTCCAAGTCCGGAATAGGTGTGGGATAGTGAAAACCTGCCCTTTTATAAGCAAGTTTCACAAATTTTTGCATGGCTTCGGTATCTTCGGGGTCTGGTACCTGTTCGGCAAGTTCATCGTGACCGAACTTGAGCAGAGTCTCTTTCATATCTTCTGCCCATTCTTTCATGGCACGCCCATCATCATCTTCCAGATTTTTGTCCGTTAATTCATCCAGTTCTTTCTTACCCTGCACGATAAGGTCTTTGATGTCCGGATTCAACCGACGCTTGGCTTGTTCACCCATTCCACGCATGCCCCTATCCATATGAGCACGTTCTGCCTGTTGTTCCTGAATATCATCGTTCACACGTCGGGCACGTTTGGCTCCGTCGGCATCCTTGGCATCATTAGGAAGAGGCGTATTGGCAAAATTTACATTTCTTCTACCTTGAGCATCTATTTGATGTTTTATATACTTGCCTTCCGGAACCATCTCCCTCTTTATACCTTTGTTCCATGCAGGTTGCCTGTAATTTGCCAATTTATGTCGAGGCTTCGCAGCCTCTACCAGATCATGCCCCTTGGTAGGTTTTTTGTACTCTTCTTTGTTTCCTACGGGAGTCTTACCAGCTTCAATATTCTCTTTCTGTTCTTTGTAATTTGCTTTCCTACGTAATTCATTATATTTACGTTTATTGGCACCAATCTTTCTTCTGGCTTCAATATTCTTTTTATTCTCTTCCACCTTTTGGTTAGCCTGTTCCCGTTGATTGATGGGTGTATCCTTTGCGGGTTCCTCTTTTGGTGATTCATGAGGAGAAGGGTTTTTGGAGGGTTTGTGCTCACGCTCCCACGCCTTCACATTTCGTTTCATATCATTTAGATTCTTCATCTTGCTTCCTCAACATATCATGATACTTCTCGAAAACCTGCTTCATCTGGCTGGTTGTAATGTTACTATCAATATTCAACTCTTTGGTGTCCGGATTGAAGGCTGCCATGTGTCCCTGCAAAGGATCATCTTCCGCGGTTTCTTTCATCTGGTCGGCATCCCTACCTATTATATTGACGACCACATCATTGTGGGCTTCTTGGAATGTTGTCCTCAATTTAGCTTTCTCCGGTGGTAGTGGAGTCTCCTTATTCTTGACGCCTTCTTCCTGCTCCCATCTGGTAGAGTAGTTATCCCTCTTAATTTCTTCAGATGGTCTGCGCTGGATATTCCATCTATCTCTGTCTTCACCAAACAGTTCATGGGTATCCATGGATTCTCCATCACGTTTTTGACCAAGTTCCCTATCAGAATGCATCTTTACCCAGACTGCCTGTCTTTCTCCATCTCGTCTGGTAATTTCGATCTTTCTATAACCGTTGGCGGCACTCCTTCTCCATGGTACTGTCTTTGTTAACTCCCCATCAATAGTTATAGGTGAGGAGTCACTCTTATTTTTTCTACCATCCTCCTCGGCATCGAAGAAGAGTTCTCTATATTGTCCGCCTTCGGCTTCATCATCGGCATCCATGAAAAGGTCATCCGGTTCTTCATCCGGATTCACCATCCCATCATCATATTCAGGATCACCTTCACCCATTTCGTCTTCTCCCATCATTTCTTCCTGTTGTGCAGATAAGTCCATGGCTTCTCCACTATATTCAAATTCACCCTGCGCATCCAGTGTTACCTTGAATCCCATCTGTTGCATGAGTTGTGCGTGCTGGGCTTTGGAAGTTTCCAGTTGAATACGTTTCATCTGGTCAGTTTCTTCGTTGGGTTGAAGTACAAGATTCCAGTCCGTTATGGAGAATGCTTTCATGAGTTTCGGGAAGAATTTCTCGTTCCAGACATTTTGTCCAGTTTCTACCGCACGATCAGTCACTTTGATCTGGAGTCCTTCATTATTACTGCCTCCCGATGACGTAGCATCATTCATAAGTATATTGGTAACACCGTAGAATGCAGAAATCCTCTGTCGAAGTTCATCCTTGCCTTCTGAATATCCCATTTCCTGCAGGGTATCGGAGAATTTTACAAAATCCGCCCTGTTCTTGGAATTGGAATCTCCCTGCGTAGCAATCATGGGTATGTAATGAGGATCAACTCTCATTCTTTCATTGATTTCATCCCATTTCTTATACATGGATTCCGGATTCATGGTATTGATGAAGATGGCACCTTTGGGAGTACGCTGGAATTTATAATACTCGTTAATGTAATTTGCCATGTTCAGCAGGGTGGAAGCTTCCTTCCAGAGGGAAACTACCGGACTGTAACCATAAAGCAGGGATGGACTGTATTTGGAACCATGAATAATCTCGCCTTCAATAAAGTATTGTTCGGCTGCTGCGGAAGCATCGGTACCCATTATTGATACATGATGTACTTCGTAAAGTTTTCTTCCACAGATTTCACAATGCCCAGGATTTTCATAAACTTTACCATGTTTACGCTTCATGGGGTCTTTTTCAGTTTCAAATTTGGGTTCACGGTGTAAGGGGCACACCCACCATTTACCACCGATCTCGCCCCTGTCGTTGGACACGATACGTATCCTTTCTGGGTTGCCTCGGATGATCTCGTTGACTCTTTCATACATGATGCCATCTTTACCAACAGCATAACTCTTGACAAGCACGACATAGGCATCGTCGATAATTTCAAGATCACGTTCACATTCTTTTAGGACTTCCTTCAAAGTCTGTCCATTCTTGTTTGCATTCTGTACAAATTCCTCAAATCGGGCGGTCTGATTGATATCCGGTTCTTGCAGGGATGTACTTCCACACGCCTCACACTTATCAACACTTTTCATGTGTTCGTGTCCGCATTCACTACACTTTCTGACAAACCTTGCCTTCCACACTGGGGGTTGTCTGAAAATTTCACTCTTTATATTATGAATAGCTGTACGTAATACTGAATTGAAGGCAGCCACATTATATATATCACGAATCCGCAAAGGCAGATTCATGTGCTGGATACCGATCTCCCTGCTATATACATTATGCTGTGGCTTTTCTACCATTTGCATGGTCTTGTCCAATTCGTTACTTGTCTTAGCCAATTGATTTTCCAAGTGCTTGACACGATTGGGATTGAAATCCCGTAATCTCTCTACTAAACCATTTATATTGAAAACCATCCTTTTTCTCCTGCAACATCCTTACCAGTTGACCAATCACCAATATGTATCTGACCAACCTGAAAAATAGGTCTTACACAAATTTCCAGACTGTCCAAAGTATCATCATGCGCTCCATATGGGAATTGTACAAATTCCTCTTCAAAATTTTCATAATAAGGAATATCTCTGTTAAATAGAATTTTACCATTCTCGATCTGTGGAGAAATGGCAAGCATCCTTGTTGTTTTATCCTTTGTAGTTGGGGAACCCACAACGGGTAACATATTGACAGCGTGGTGGTACTGTATCATTGCATTCTGGTATGCGTTAGATTCGATAGTTATCCGTATGGGGTCCCATTTATTACCAAATCGTTCAATCATCCCGATTTGTTCAGGGAATGTGCGATGTCCTCTCCAGAACTCCAGAACATAGACGATCTGTTTTGATGGGGAGTATCCTACCGTACAGATTGACATATAATCGGAAGTTTCCTTTTCAGAGATTGCCAAGTCCACTCCCTGATAAACAATTAAATCATTGGGCAAGTCTTTCTTTTCATAAAATTGTAACCATTCTACATTCAGAATCTTACCTTGCATGCCGGATGGATCATTTTGTTTTTCCCTGTTAAAAAGAATGGAGCCAATATCGTATTTATTATACAATAACTGGAATATATCCCATTTTTCTTTCCAGAGGACTTCATAGTCTCCTTCAACATATACCTTGACATCATTAATGATCTTGAGTTCTCCGCCACGCCTGTCGGCTTCCTCAAATGTCATATCTTCATATGTTTCTTCATCGGGTGCAATAATTTCATAATGATCTGGATATCTGATTATGGCTTTATCTATATAACTGTTCCACAATTTGTTGTCCAGTATATATTTATATAAATCATCCCAGTGTTTACGGGTACCAACCACAATGATCTGGGAATCCGGTTCCAGAAGTTCCATCAGGGTACCATTAAACCAGTCAGCTACGTAATCCCTCATGGTCTGGGTTCGGGAGTTGCTGGGATCAATCAAGTCATCCACCAGAATAAAATCGTAGTGACCACCAGTAATTGAACCACCCACACCCACAGACTCTAGTGAGGGGTCTTTTATACCTCGTTTGGTACGTTTAACCCATATATTTCCTCCCTTCTCTTTGGTAATTATCTTACCATAATCTTCCAGAAGGCGATTATTGGTCTTCATCTCCTCAATTATGGCTTCCCTAACCTTCGTAGAAACACCGGAAGAACCTCCTGTACGGGATACGACCAGTGTTCTTACATTCGGTACATGATAAAGTAACCACAATGGGTATCCAAAAGAAAAGATCGTAGATTTTCCATGATCACGGGGGGCTTCGTAATGTAATCTCTTAATGTGTACTCTGGATATCCATTCTTCATGATGCTTATCAATATCCAATCCCAGATAATAACTCAAGAAAAAAGAAATAGAATTTTTGGCAAGGGCTCTTCTACCTTCACTGGTCTTCAGGAGTATTTCGGTGGCATCATTCATTTCCATGATGTGCCTCACTTCTTCTTGCCACTGGCTAAAATATCTCCAATTGCTTTGAGAGTATCTTCATCCATGTTCATGTCAGCAACTACATCAATCTGATGTTCGTGCTTTTCCACTCTATCCCCACATATCTCGGAGAGCATTTTGGTCGCATTCAGAACATCTTTTACTGTTGCTGTTTCAAGTACCTGTGGCAACTGGTCTATAATAGTTAAACAAACTGCAGCCTGCTGTGTCATTCTCATCTTCTGATCAGCAAGCATATTTTCGGAGCGCAGACGTTGATTTTCAAATTGTAATTCAAACGCCCTTTGATGGGCATCCACCAGTCCAGCCTGTATGGTACTTGGTATTACATCCGGAACTTGATCTGCATTTATATGTTTGTTCTTGTGATTGGACAGAATTTTGGTATTCAATTCGCTGCCTTCAGCTCCCAGATTTTTGATTATGTCCTTATATCTGACACCCAGGATAAGCATTTGGTCAACATCTGACCTTCTGGGATGGTTACATATCCTACAATTGGGAGCTTTTATAGCATCTGTAACATCAGAAATTTTATCGTCAGTCATATAAAAAGAATAAGTATAAGTAAAACAGAAATAACAAAGATTATTGGGGGATAAGGATTATCTTATCACCGGAGTCTTGGGCAATCCATTTATTGGATTCGTTTACAGTTTCCATGAATTGACAAAGACGCTTGTTTTTCAAAAGTCCATGCTGACGTTTGACTTTCTTATTATATATAAGAGGATAGGCAATACTTCTACCTACTTTATTCTCTTCAATCTTTCTGAAAATTATTTCTTCAGCACTCAACTTTTCTTCAGCCAGATGAGTGACTCCTTGTCCACGTAAAGCTAATCTAGCCGAAAAATATACCATGTCTTTATTGGGCATTACAGTTACTTTCATTTTTGATCTCCATGGGAAATGTGGAGGATGGTTTTGGTGAGAGATTGGGGGTGGGGAGAATAGAACCATCCTCCGAGCGTGCAGATTGCCTGTAGGTAGAACCACAGTTTCCGGCTGACACTCCAACTATATCTCCCTGCTCACACGACATCATCAATCAGAAAAGGTAGGTCCTGATTTCTGGACTTTGAGTGATTTATTTTTCATATCCATGCGTTTCAATTCATCATTCATTACAAGGTCGAAACTTTCCTGATCTATATTATTAGCAGCCAGAAAGACTTCACATGCAAGAATTACATCTGCCACTTCTTTCATGACTTCACCAAGAGTAGTTCTTCCACGGGCATGATGAGCAATGGTCATGGAAAGTTCAGAAGTTTCTTCGTGTACGGCTCTTTCATGCTCTTCCGTACTCCGGAGTGTTACGGTATCTTCAATCACTTTTTCGTGTAATAATCTATTCATTGTACCGCCTTTGATAACCCATGGAAGTATTTTGCAGTTTTGGAATTCAACATCTTTTCATAATACCCCATATCATTTTTATATATGTGAGCAGAATAAGAATTAATAATAATATTATTAAGTTTGCAGTCTGCTGGCTTGAACACCAATTCATTGAAAGCATTAGCAATAGACATTATATTTGCCCACACTGCAGTTCCCCAGTCATGAGAGCGGAAGGTCAATCTTAGAGAACCTTTCGCATCACCCTCATACACTACCTGAAATTCATTGAAACAGGGTAGATTCTTCATTTTATACATGGTACAAGGATTATAGAGTACACCAATGTTCCTGTTGCTACTGATGCCAGTTTTTATATCCTCTCTCAATTTATCAAGAGATACATAAAATTGATTCATTCCATATTCGGAATTTTTGGCATGGAAACATTTCAACAGGTCTGGATATGTGTAGTCAAATCCCTGTTTGCTCACTTCCAGTTTTCTACATTCCGCAAGGAATTCATCTCTGAATACTTGAGCCTTCTTACCTCCCCATGGATATATTTTGGGAGTTTTATCTATGGCTTTTACAATGGCTGGTCTTTCCAATATGAGTACACCATAAATGTTTCGTGCATACTTCTTTTCTTCTGCATCCCCGAAGGTGATATCTTCGCCTTCATTCAGGATAGTCTTTACCATTTCTTCATGTATCTTATCTATATTTCCTGTCTTGCAGTGAAATGTTCTTACTGGTGTTGTTATATAAATTCCTCCTAATAAAATGAGGGGATTTCACCCTCAATCATGGCAAAGGCAAAAAGTTCCGGCACCACCATGCATCATTCTACGGAGCATTTGAATGTGGGCATCTTCATTCGTAAGTATAATGGCATCGGAACCTTTTATCGCATCTTTCATTGTTTTACTTTGTATATAAGTACCACCTGAAGAGTGTCTCGCACTCCCCATTAGGTACTATATCACCTTCAATACCCAGTCTTGTCATTGAACTGACTTGTAACTATTAGGGGTCATCATGTCAGATATTTTTTGAATTTTTTGCTTGATTTCACTTATACTCCACTTACCACTGGCTTTGGGCATGGTTATATAATGTTGATGATCTATGTAAACTGTCAGAGTGTGTTGTACCTTCTTATCCTCACCAATAGCATCGTAATACACTTCATACTCATATCCAAGGTATTCACCCATTTCTGTCATATTCCATATCCTCGTAAATGTCGTTGTCTTTGATTTTTCTCGCTCTTTTTCTGTTGTATAACGTAAATCCACACCTTATAATGGTTCCGCACTTCGGGCATCTGTAAACTTCCTGATCATTATACAATCTCCATTTCTTTTCAAAATCAACATCATTACACATGCATTTACAATCAAAGGAAATAGAGTAAACCCTGCGTAAGGAGCTCAGCATTATGTAATCCATACAATTCCAAAATTTATTTTTTAATATATCATATAATTCCATATTTACCTCACCGCAACAACCCCTACAATAAAGAGAGCAATCATGTATAGTATTACATACATTAATAGTATTTTAACAAGCAAGTTCCTTGGCTTTGGTAACACCTAATACTCTCCTTTTAACCTTTAATTTAGTTTCTGGCGGTATCATCCATTGTTTTACATTATTACCATTAAGTGGTACTCTACCATATTTTTCAATCAATTCCTGTTGTGATGCAGACATTGCATACTTCTTATTATACAAATGTTCGGGCAGTGCATAGGTCATAAAATATTTCAGATCATTTTTCTGCATCCATTTATCTACCTTATGTATCCAGCATAATAAATCATATGTAGGTATCTTGGTCATCAATTTATCCTCCAGATACAAGTCCATGAGTTATTCACATATTTTCTACTATCTTTATTTATCAATGATGAAACTGCAGCCTTTCTAAAATTCTTATAATTTTTTAGATGAGATGGTAATTCACAGTATGCAAACTTTTGTATCCCCTGTTCTTTTAACCAATTTTTGACTTCATATAACCATTCTCTGGCATTATCACTTATATACTGTGTCATTGATTCACCTTTTCAAGTACCATATCTATTGGTGGTTTCATTCCTTTTGCATAATCAATCACTTCCTGTCTTTCATCCCCATCAAGGGAGTCAAACCATAATTCAATCTCTTCCATTTTTAAGTCTTCAAGTGCTATCGTCATATTCCATGTCCTTATAAATTATTTTTACGTACGTACTTTGAGTTAATCTTTCTGGACATATGCTGGTAATAGGAAATACCCTTGGGTACCTAATAAAATATCGTGTAGTATTTATTGGTGCCATATTTATTGGTGCCATGTGGGATTATATGGGGTCATATTATATTGTATTTCATGGGATTTCATGAGATTTAGTATTTTACATGATATATAAAATAATACAAGCATTATTTTTATTTCAATTCTCTGAATTGAAATATGATCCAAATAATCCATTAATAGGTGTAGCATTTGCATGTTTAATTGTTGTTGAAGGAATTATGCTATCCTATCTATTTAACCGTAAATAACCCACATAGATCATCCCCATCAAACGCATAACACTTGATTAAATCGATTGATGGGTGTGTACTCATATTTTCAGCATAATATGCTCTAATTCCTTGTCCTTGATAATTATGTATAATAAGACACTTCATAAATAAGAAGGTTTTGTTTTTTGTAAGATTTGATGTATTGTGTATGTTCTCACTTAGAATGAGAATCAAAATAATTACCACTAAGTACCTAATTTATAGAATATTTCATACGCCCTATAAACTCATTATTACGAAGTACCTAATCTATATAATATTTCATATGTATTACCAACTCATTTTCATATTTTCGGCAATCGGTTTCCGATATTTGACTGCTCGTAAATCGGCAACCTTTTTCTGGTTTACTAGTTAATTATTTTTTAATTTCCGGTTTACTAGTTAACTAATTCTTTTATTTGGTTTACGAAAATACAAACAGCAATCAGATTCCGGTTTCTTATTATGTCGGAATTAAATTGCTGACTACATTTGTAAAATCAAACAAGTGTTTCCCCTTTTTTGTACTCAATTAGAATTATTTTTCCGGTTTCACAAACGACGAATATCGGCAATCAGATTCTTATTTCCTCTAGCAAACCCCACCGGACATCGGATTCCGATGCCGATTCAACCCCGCCACCGACCTCTGCCGCCATCGCATAGCACCAGCAAGCCATTGCCGATGGTGCCCGATAGCGATCACAGCACGAGCGCCCACCTCATCGGGTTGATTGCCGAGGGATGGGGCGGTTCGAACGGATCGCCCAAGCCACGACTCATGGAGTCGGGGCATGAGCGGCATGCTGGTTCGGTTCCGGTTCGGTTCCGGATCAGCGCAACCCGCTCCCATCCATGGCAGGACGTGAATCAAGCATGAGCAGCAACCATAAAGGAATTAACGAGCAATCGGTTCGTAACGCATGGGACGTGAGGCAATCTGTGACTGGGGTTGCCAAGGAATTGGAATGCAGCAGAGAGAATGCACGACGCTGGCTGGTGAGGTTGGGAATCAAGGAACCGGCGCCACGTGACCTCAAGCGATCCAAGTCAGTCAAGTCAGCAGCGCAATTGCAACCAACCCCAGAGGAATTCGTGGGTGAATTGGTCGCAATGCAACTCAAGGATATCATTGATGATGCAATACATGAGCCATCCAAGGAGGAATTGCTCAAGCAGCGTATTGCTGAATTGGAGTCACAGGTTGGGCAATGAGCCCAACCAATTCACTTTTTTGGAGCGATTGAAATGCAACTCAACATCCACGACAATGCACATGAATTGTTCCTGAATCGGTTTGGAACCACTGTCAGGAATGTCGAATTTGGTGAGGATCAGTTATGTTTGAATTTGTGAATTCAAACTGGCTGAACTGGGAGGTTCAGTTATGAAACCAGCAGCCAAGCATTGCAGCGACAATAGCAGAATTGTGCGCACATTCATTCAGAAAAATGGCGCCATGGGATTCGTCATGGATTCTGGTCACGTGAGGTCAGAATATCGTCGGGACGATTGGTATTCATCCCACAGGGATGAATTCATTTGACTCAGAATGAGTCGAATGGTGGGGCAGTTTGATCTGACCCCATTCATTCACGAGGACAAGGATTCATGGGACGGAATCCGGATGCGTGTGGTTGCGCATTCGGACGTCCTTCACGATTGCGTGAAATCGCAGGCGTGAAGTGAAGCGTGAAGCAACCGTGAAATTAACAACAGGAGCGTGAAACTATCGGAGAGAAACGTCAATTTACAGTTAGGCAAGTCACCAAGCACGTGACTTTCAGCGACAAGCATGATGAATTTAACCTGAACAAGGATTCCCTTGTAGGCGTGAAACAAATTCGTGTGTTCACCCGTGATGAGAATGATCCAGCAGGCGATGTTGGTGAAACCGTAGTCGAGATTATAATGGAGGATGCATAATGAATAACGAGGACAAGGATCGTGGGTATTATCGATATGACGAAGTTGCCACACACATTTTGAGATTCCGTTTGCATAATGGTGATGATGTCGATGTGGGCATCTGCCATGAGCCAACTTTTATTGAAATGTCGGAGGTCAAGTTTCAATTCGTGGGTTACTCCGTGTATGACGAGATTGCCCAAGTTGCATGGGCAGACTTGATAGGCAGGGCAATGACGCTTGATGAGATACGCAGTGAGGATTTATACGATCTGGTTGAGGAATGCGGAATTGATACAGCATGCATTCCTTTTGACGAGCCATTTGATTCTGACAGCATTCATTGCATAAAGGACGATATAAATAAACCGGATTGCGCAGACCAGATATTTAAGTGGGCACGCAAATTTGGCAAATCAACATACGAAATTCGTGGGAATCACGGATTACTGGAGGAGTGATTCATATGGAATACAAGGATAAGGAATGGTGGGAGGATGTTATTGAGGAGGAAGGTGGCAACGCAAATGCCACCGGACGACTTTATCCATCGGAGGTCGTGAATGAATTCGATATCGTGATCGGATCATGGGTTTCCAAGGAGTACGATGAACACAAAAAGAATCAAAGAATCAGGAATTTCCTTGCCAAGAAAATGCGAGAGCAAGGCTGGCGTGTCGAATGTTCAACCAATAATGTCTTTGATTCCAAGATAATTTCACTAACAGCAAGGAGAAGAAAACAATGAGGCAAGGGTTATCCCCACACAGGCGCAAGAAAGTTGATCATGACGTAGAGGATGAAGTCTTCAATCGTGAGCTCCCCGATGGGGATGATCTCCCAGCAATCTTAAGAAAGTTAAGGAGTGATTCGGTTGCATAAACCTTGCCCTTATAAATTGCAATGTTATGCAGTGCGGAAGTGCTACGCTTGTAAGGATTGTGGGGCACCTGAAGGGCATATCGGAGTTGATTGCGATTCATGTAAGGAATGCATGGAGGATTAGTTAGCAAGTAAGAATGTTTATGGATGCGGTTCAACGATTCCGATATCGTATTTGTGAGGGAGATTCCTCCCTCCGTTTACTGGAATCCTGACTGGTATCAGTCAGGACAGATAAACGTCTGAATAAACGCAAAGGTGAGAGAAAATGGGAAATACTACCACAAGGACTTTCGTACAGAACAAGGAAACCAAGAATACCGTGAGATTCTCTGAAGTGCCCGTGAAGGGTGAAGATGAGATCATCGGGCAACTTTACATCAGGAAGACTGCCTTTGAGGACAAGGTTCCGGATGAAGTAGAAATTCAGGTGAGTTTCTAAGTGATTCTTTAGTGAATTGGAGGAACGAGTATGACAAACGAGCAGACCACAAAATCTGGACATATCGGTATCAACCACAAGGAAGTAGTTGACCTTTATGTTGGCAGGCATGAACTCAACTACTACGACAGAAAAGAGAACAAGATGGAAGAACCCAAGGCATGGGGTTACAGACTCATTGCCAAGCATTTCGGGTGCTCCACACAGAACATTCGCAGACATATCAGATCAGAGGAGAAGCATTATCTTGATGAAAATGGAGAGCCAGTCAAACTCCACGATGTGTTCCCAACTCCTTTCAGTGAGCCTACGGTGGCAAGGGTGGAAACACAGACCACGGCAGTTAAGGCAGAGAAGGAAACCAAGGAACTGAAAAGGGAACCCAAGGCAGAAGAACTGGAAGAATCCGAGGACAAGGATTCTTTCGCAGACCTTGACACGGAGGTCAGGGAATACCTTGAGGAAGCAGAATTTCCAGAAGACAAACTGGAACAGGTGACCAACTACCTTGAAGACATCTTTATCAAGGGAATCGCACCAGTCTTCATGGGAGAGTCCAAATTTGGAGAAGACTTTGGCAAAGTCAAAACAGCGATAATTACTGTAGCCTTCCCCAAACTCCGCAAGAATGCCAACAACGATAAATTTGACGAGGCAGTTGCAGAATCCATGGATAGGTTCGAGTACGACTATCCACCAGAAGAGTAAGACAGCCAGCCGGAGATAGCCAAGGGAGCCAAAGAGAGCGACTCCCTTGACATCGAGAGCATGGACTGGACACAGCATAAGGATGCGACAAGCAGACCAAAAGAGATGTCTTCTTTTGGGATTTAAAGGAGGTTTATAATGGAAGAAGTAGCAAATATTGTTATAGGTGCCGATTATTTCCGCAGGAATGCCAGAGCAGATTATTCAAACGATCTACCAACGGTCTGGATTCGTGAAGCGATTCAGAACAGTCTGGATGCTGGAGCCAGTTAGGTAAGCATTGATATTGATAAGGAAGCCAACACGATAACTGTCGTGGATGATGGCTGCGGAATGAATGCAAACATTATTCGTGACAAGTTACTTGTGCTTGGTGGTTCCCAGAAGAAGGAAGGTTCCGTTGGCGGATTCGGCAAGGCAAAGGAAATCCTTTTCTTTGCATGGAGTCTATGGTCGATTAAATCTTCTCAAGACGGAACGACGTTGTATGAGATAAACAACGAAATGATTGGCAAGGAACCAATTAGGTGCATTGAGACTGAATGCAAGACTGGCACCGAGATATCAATCAATTTGTACGAAGAAGGCTCTATTTATGACGCTGGCTTCTGGAAATACAAAGTTGAACACTTTTTATCTTTCCTTTCCACAGAGGCAACAATTTGCCTTGATGGAGAAGAGGTCAAATGCGAGAAGGTCAAAGGTACTCTCAAGAGCAGTGAGCTTGCGGATTTCATAGTGGACAAGAATTTTGAGAGTAGCAAAATGGTCGTGAGGCTCCGTGGCATTCCCATGTTCTGGAGAATGATGCCGAACTTGGAGTCCACGGTTTATGTGGAACTCAAGGGCGAGTCCGTCAATTTCCTTGCTGCCAACAGGGATAATCTTGTCTATCCATTCAGGTCTAAACTGGATGAAAAGATAAACGAGATGATCGTTGATCCCAGATCAGCCACGGAGAAGAAACCGCAGATGGTAATTGACACCTTTGCCGGACTGAATGTGATGGACAAACTGAATGAGTTTCATCATCCGGAGGTAACAGACCATAAGAAGGACTTTATTGAAGCCATCACAGCACAGAACACCACAAGCGGAATAACTAACTATAAAGCCGTGGAAGAACAAGTATCCGACACCTTTCCGGAACTTGGACAGCTGGTTAGTGACATGCTGGAAGGAAGCAAGCATGAAATTGGACCAATGGGATACGAGTTCATGGTGGAAAGAAGGGAAGACACCAAGAACTATCCGATGAAGATAGATTCCAAGAAGCTTCAAACCATCCTACACTACTGGACAAATATAATCCTCAAGATAGAAGAAGAATTCAACCAGAACGTAGAAATCGGTGTTGGATTTACTTTTGACAAAGAATGCAACGCTAAAGTCTTCAGGAAGGATAGCAAGAGAGTTTTTCTTATCAATCCAAATGCCGTGGAGAGTACAAAGGGCAAAATAGCCACCGGAATCGAAATTTTTATGCTGGCTGCCCATGAATATACTCACTGCTGGTATTCCGAACACAATGAACTCTTTGCCAGCAGGGAAGGACTTGTCTTGCGCTTGATGGGGAGACAATGGAACGACTGGAACAATTTGTTTATAAGATCAAAGAACGAGGTACTTGAAGCATTCAACAACAGGTGATATCATGGCAAAAGCAAACATTAATCTTGAATCGGTCTATACCGTACTTGGAGAAGCCACAGCACAATCCCAGCACATGCCTTGGCTGATTGAACAGACAGCACGGAGGACAAACAGCACCCGTGAATTTATCGTGGAACTAGACAAGGCAATCGGTTAGAAGGTCAATGAATTCAAGAGGGAAACCGACAAATTGGAAGAGGCACGTAGAATAACAATGTTCATGGTGGACATCGTGGAGGCAGATGATTGATCCCAAACCTTCAGCCCGAACGACGAGGGTGCCAGAAACCCTTGTCCTTGGGAACCAGAACTACAGAGGACTTGAAAGATAAACTACAAAAGAAAGGTTTCAGTATTGTAGAAACAGGAGATAATGAGATAATAGCAATAGTACCAAATACAAAAAAGAAAAGAAAAAATATAAAAAAGATGCTAATTTATTTTTTCTTTCTTTTTTTAGAAAGGGGTTGGTGTATTTCATTTAATAAGGAATACATTGATAGGAACAACAGTTATTATAAACTAGTGGCAAAGCGCAATGATTTATAAGGACAAGGATTATTAGGACAGGCAGACCAAAGACACGAGGTATGAATAATGTATGAAAAGGATTTTGCAAAGCAAGTAATCAGAATGGCAATTGACGAATACGGACTTGAGATAATTAAGGACACTCTTGATGGAGAAGAGGCACGGGAAGTAATAGAGATGACCGAGGACGAGGTTTATTATGCCCGTGTGGATGCCTTACTGGATGCAGATGATGACGAAATCCTGTATGAAGTAGTGCAGAGAGATAGTATAAACTGCTACGAAGACCTGCAAGAAGCCCTTGATGATGCAGACATCTCCGAACTGGAAGATGAAATAAACAAGAGAGGATACCACCTCAAGGAGGAATAAGATGGGAATACTTGATCAACTACTGGAGAAAAAAGATGTACTTGCTTATATCGATTTTCGAATAAAAACACTCAATAGAGAACAGAATAAAGCAATAGAATCAGTTTATCCAGAAACCAGAGAACTTGTACGCAGATCATTTAATGGTAGAAGAAGGGAACTTGATATCTTGAGAAAGGAAATTGAGGACAATAATATAAAGGAAGCCTCAAAGGATATGGCTAAATCATTAAGGGAGGAATAAGATGGGAACAGACTACGCAATAATCGGTAAGAGAATAAACATTGAATATCCGGTGTACTGTCCAAAATGCATGGCAGAGGTTCAATACTTCAACCACGATCCGGCAGAGATTTACGAGGGCATGGAATCCGTGCTCTACTGTCCGGACTGTGGACTGGAATTTACGATAGATTCAGAAGGACTACTGGAAACAATAATGATGGAACAGGGAGAATTTGTATGAGCAAACAAGAAAAGATAATGAGAGAATTGGCAGTATCGGCAAGCAGAAGCAATGTTATTGCAGACCTTACCAGAGTTAGGCAACTTTGCAATATCATTGAACGGGAACTGGAGAATGAAGACATAGATGCTATGACTGCTGGTGCAGAAGTATGCGTTCAAAGTTCCAAAGTGCTTCAACAGGCAGTCCTAGCATATAAAAATAGGAGGCTAGACATGGATGGCGAACAGTAAGACACCAGTGATTTGTGTGGGCTGTGGCTGGGAAGGCATGTATATTGAGGTTAAACGCCTTCAGTACCACTGCCCGAAATGTGGGAGTCACCGGACATTTGAAAAGGAAGAGTATGATTATTGGCATGCAAGGGGCAGGTTGTCTGCTCCTATAAGATGGGAAAATCTAGAAGAGGAAGAGAATATGTTTGAAAGGACAGCAGAAGAAAAGCAGTTGTACGAATCGCTTATGGAGGAAGGGGAGGAAGAGGTTACCATTGGTTTCCTCCTCCCTGAAGGAACCTACCACGACAGCAAGAACAAAATAAAGAAAATCATCAAGAAAACAGGAGCCACAGCATGGAATGGTGCTGGGTGGGAAGGTGTTGATGAATCCGGAGACAAGGTATGTATTGAAGCTGTCTTCCTGAAATCTGTACTTGCATTGGGCAAGGAACCGGAGTATCAAGGAGATCAACTCTGGTACACTGGCACACGCACCAATGCTCACCCCCTCATCAAGGAATTATGGGAACTTGGTGCAGAGTTAAAGTATAGGGGTAGCGACGATAAGTGATGTTGATGTGTGATGGAGAGGACAAAAACGTGGATGAGGACTACTCCTCATCTTCGTTAACCAGCAGCGAAATGTTGAAGCATTTCAAGCTGGTTATGGGAACACGCAGATGGAATTTGACAAGGATGGCAACCTTCTTCAGCAGGCAATCTGGTGAGGATTACCATAAGACTAGAAGAAAATGTAAGGCTTTGGTTGAGCAATCCTTGGAAGCCCACCTGATCGAGTATGCAGATTCCAAACGTGGGGTATACCGTTTCAGGGAAGCCAGTAAACCCATACCTGCCGTGGTGAGGAATGATAAGGGAACCGTAGGGATACCTTTCAATTCCCTTAGTGTCCTTAGATTCCGAGAACCGCTCAGACAGGATTTCCACAGATGTCACTTTTGTGGTAATATACCAAAGTTCCTTCAAGTAAGGTGCGTGGTGTTTACCCTACAAGGTGAAACATCGGTGGTGCTTTGTCCTGCCTGTAACAGAGTAATAACGGAGGTATGAAATGGATTACACGAACTTTAGGTCAACAGACCCCAGAATAATGTGGGTACAGGGCTGGGCAATGTTTTTGCTTGGTGTCGTGCTTTGCATAATAGGTGCAGGGATTGGAGTTACACCGATCTTTGTGATTGGACTCATTGTTATATTATTTAGCTTTCTGGGCTTGGCTATAGCAATGATGAAGTATTTCTTAGGAATAGGCTACGAAGAAGAACCACAGGAGTAAGAGCAATGGATTATCCACCGGAGACTAAATGGGAAAATATAGAAATTAAGGGAAGCGAGATTGAAGATGCCAAGTATGTGGGAGACAACCACATGCTTTTGGATACTGTACACGGACCACTTGAACTCAAAGGATTTGCAGTGACCAAACTTTTTAGAATGACCGGAGCGTATAAGTCAATCTTTGACAAGGAAATGGAAGAGGATGGTGCTTGCCCAAATACTAATGCCAAATTCCTTGAGATGCTGCACATGAGGAAGGACAATAATCCTCTTATCTTCAGGAGATTGAAGGATACCGGAGATATCATGTCTGTTGTTGGTAGTAGTTATGTACCTATCGACATGGAAGAACTGGAACACTATGCCGAAGAGATAATGATTCAGGAAGGTGTAACTCAAGTAGATTCCATGAGGTACAAGACAACCTATCCCAGAGGTTATGATGTTACCCGATACGTTATCAAAGACAATGTTTCGGATGGTGAGGTCGGGGATATAATCTCTACCGGATTGCAGATCAAGAACAATGAATATGGTACACGAAGCATAACAGTTTCCCTTTATTTTGAGAGACTGGAATGCGAAAATGGTATGGTATCCTACAAGACAGAAGAATCCATCACAGAGACTCATCTGGGTAATAAAGAGGAACTCTTGGAAGAGTTTACTATCAAGGTAGGCGAAATATTAGACAATGCTTGGAACGTACTGGAAAGCATTGACAGGGCAAAGAGTATCCTTGTTACCAAAGAGGAAGCCAACAACTTGATAGATCACTACGTCTTGGAGAAAAAGATGTCTGGCAAAATAGCCACGGAAGTCAAGAAGCGCATAAACGACAGGATGCACGGGGCTCATGCCGACAACCTGTGGGGTATTATAAACGCCATAACTTCCGTGTCCTCTCATGATGCAAGCCATGGAGTAAAGGACACACTGGAACACATAGCATCGGATATGCTGGACATTCAGGAGAAGGAACAGTTGCAAGATAAATTCGTCGAAGTGGAGGACGAAAACATTAAAAAGAATATCAAGGTAAAGATAGAATGAGGTGCAAAGATGTCTTTAAGACCAATGAACGAGAAGAAAGAGAATCCATTGGTCATTAGGATGACCATTGACCTTGAAGAAGAACTTGACCGGATTGAAAGTTTTAAACGTAAAAGGCATCTGGACTATGAAACACTGGCTGCACTATATGATCTTCTCCTCAACAAGAAGATAATATGTACGAGTGATATTCCGGATGCTTTACGGGAAGAGTACGGCATAATAAGTAAGGCAGAGAACAATTATGGAGGGAGTATTTCAATGCGTACTCTCTCCAAATATATTTCAATCCTTACACAAGTAGATGATTTTCATAGGACTTTCCAGTTCGATGTCAAAGGTTATGGCAACTGGTATGTTGCCTACGCCACAAAAGTTGAGGCTGAACTCTGTAAGAAGAGGCACATCAGTCTTTATACCTTCCTGACTGAATTGAGAGAGCTTCTTAATGAGTTTCATATAAGGTGCGTAGTTTATTATGAACACAGACAGGCGAGAACCAAACCGCCTCAAACTATGACCGATATGAAAAATGAATTCGAACAGAGAATTTTTGACAAGATGGGTGAAAACATTAAAGCAAGAAAGTATATACGAACCGAACAGGATTTAGTCCAACTTAAAATGGGCGATGCCCGTAAAGGGTTCATGAAGGAAGTGTATGGTAAATGACAGTAAAAGATAGACTTGATGATGGTCGGCTCATGCTCAAATGGAGGAAGCTTATTGATAATGCAAAGTTCAAATCCTCTAATGTAGGCAGGGCAAGTCCAGTTCCCTCTGCATGGATTAGGGCAGATAACAAAGCCAAAGCCCATGAATTGAGAGACGAAATTGGTGGAGGCAGAATAAAGAGTAGAGGATCACAGGCATTCCTTATCCTTGGTCCAAGCATTTTACGTGACCTGCTGGAGCATGTTAGCAATGACATCCGGAAGAACAGCGAGCCTATAGATTTCGTGAAGGAGTGGCTTAAGCTCCTGAATGAAAACAGGCACACCAAGGGAGACCGGATAGAGCAGAACCGCAGACGCATAGATGAACTCAAGACAGCCCTCATTGAATACAACAAGATGCAGTACCAGCAGGTACAGGACATGACCTTTAATGAGATGGTGGAAAGTCCGGATGTCTTAAGGAATATGCTATCCACTTATGAAAAGGTACCCGAAGAATGTCGTACCGAGTTTCAGGAGAGAAAGATTAAGGAACTTTATCAGCAGATCGCTGAAAAATGCCCGGAATCTCCGGAAGCCAGATTCCTCCAGGAGAAGGAGGCATTAAGTGAGTAAAGCATGGAAAAAATTGGAGCGTAGGATTGCCAAGACATTTGGTACATTCAGAACTCCCCTCTCTGGCTCCTCATCAAGGCACACCGCCTCTGACACCTTACATGACGAACTTTATATCGAAGTCAAATACTCCGGCATAAAAGATTCCAAGGGTGGTAAACAGATAACGATTAAGAAGGAATGGCTTGATGAGATGATCTATGAAGCCAAGCGTGAAGACAAAATTCCGATGCTTGCCTTTCAATTCAAAGGCGATACCACAGGCAATGTGTGGACAATCTTACCTATGCAGGTAATGCAAATGCTTTATCCGGTTATCCGTGAAGATGACGGTTTGCTGGATGAAGAGACCAACAATATAAGCAGCGTGGGTGACAGCCGATAACCTTCTGTCACAGCACGTGGCTCGACGTGACTTAGGTGATTAAATGACAACCGTAGAAGAACTAGCAAAGCAATATTCCGTAAGTGTAGATGAAGCGCAGACAAAATTCAATGAATACCTTGAGACCGAACTCGGCAAGGGATTTGAAAAACCAACTGCCGAAAAAAGAGCAATGAGGCTGCTCCAGCTGGGATTCAAAAAACAGTCCATTGGTGCTCCCACCGAAAACCTGGATATGTTAGTCTTCGGACAGAAAGATGCATTTGACTCCAGTGCAAACGCAAGGGAAGACGCAATAAAATTGTTCCAGTCCAACCCCCAGAAGGCTATTGCAGAAGGTTATACCGACGAATCCGGAACTCCACTGGATAGGGACAAATTTCTTGATTACAACAAAACGATGGAAAATCGTAACTTTGGTAAACCAATGAAACCAAATTGGATGCGTATTCTCTGGGGTGTTGACCTGCAGGAGAAGAAGCCTACGACTTTCATTCTCAAGGGAGACCAAGCCAAGAATATGGAAATTCCAATGTTTACTCAAATCCGGCTCAATGGTAAACTTGGCAAGAATGGAGTCTGGAATGGTACCAAGTCCACCAAGATGCAAATCCTTGATGGGGACGAAATCAGGGTTGACGAATACGTGGACAAGAATCTCAAAGACCTCAAAATCGAGATTGAGAAACTGCCCGAATGGGTGGAAACACATGGCAAGAAAGATGTCCTGATAACGGAAGCCGATGTAATTTCCGTGGACATGGAACTTAATGCAGGTGGCTCCCGTACAATTAAACTGGACAATGAGACCGAATACGGACAGAATGTTTTTGTACCGGAATCCACACCAATTGACTTTGGTGAGATGTCCAGAATCATA